CGTATCAACGAAGCAGCGTCCGTTCTACGCCTACCTCGCGCCGTTCTACGCACAGGCTAAGACTATCGCGTGGCAGTATCTCAAACACTACACGTCTGTGGTTCCTGGCGTCAAAGTGAATGAGTCAGAACTATGGGTGGAGTTCCCGCATAATCAAGCAAGAGTGAGGCTATTTGGTGGAGATAATCCCGACGCATTGCGAGGACTATATTTTGACGGAGTGGTGCTTGACGAATTTGGAGACATGCGCCCAGAGACATACGATGCCGTCATACGCCCCGCACTATCAGATAGAAAAGGGTGGGCTGTGTTTTGTGGTACGCCCAAAGGACACAACAGATTTCATGAGCTGTATCTTCAAGCCCTAGCAGATCCCGAATGGTTCGCCGCAATGTACCGCGCAACCGAGACAGGCGTCATTGATGCCGATGAGCTTGTGAGTGCGAAGAAGCAGATGTCGGAGAACCTGTTTAAACAGGAATATCTCTGTGACTTCGACGCATCCTCAGACGATGTTCTAATCCCCCTCTCACTTATCACCGAAGCCTTTGACCGCCCCGTATCCTATCACTCTATGCCAGCCGTAATGGGCGTTGACGTAGGCATGAGCCTGAGCGGTGACGCAAGCGCGATAGTCGTTAGGCAGGGTGGTGTCATAACCTACATGGACGAGTTCAGGCTCGACGATACGCTACAAATAGCTGGTAAGGTCAGGGACGTAGCCAAGGCCGTGGGCGCGATCGGTGTTTACATCGACGGGATTGGATGGGGCGCTGGAGTAGGGCACACGCTGTCAGGTTGGGGCATCCCTACGCATAGCGTGAATGTTGGCGAAGGTGCGGCGGCGGGTGAGACTTTCAATAGGCTACGGGATGAATTGTGGTGGAAGTGCAGGGAGTTCTTTCAAGAGCGTCAGTGTAGCATCCTTGAGAGCAAGCACCGCAACAAACTGGCCGCTGAGTTATCATCCCCCACATATGGCTACACGCCAGCCGGGAAAACCAAGATTGAGGGCAAGGACGAGATGAAGAAGCGCGGCGTGCCCTCCCCTAACCTGGCTGACGCGCTTTGCATGACGATGATGTGGCAACCGCCTGTGGCAGTGGTGCAGAGTTGGCAGAAGGTGCGGAGGCTGGCTTAATTATCTACTAGGGTTACGTTCATGCGCATGTGCCTTTGTGCAAAGTCATCTGCGTAGTCAAGGGCAAATGTAACAGCCGCAACAATATACGTCTTTCCGCGTATGCTTATGCGTTGATCGACTATTATGCTAAATGAAGACTTCACGCGTGCGATCAATTTGTCATCAAAATAAAACTCTATGTGATCATGTAATCGGCCATTCATATATCTTCCACCTCCGTTTTCTTTCCTCCCTACATACACAACCCCCGGCAATAAGTCAACGCGTTTGACGAGGTGCATTAAGTGGCAAAAAAGATACAAATTTCCGACGACGACATCCGCGACATCATCACACCTGAGCTTGACCGCGCAAAGGATTGGCAGACGCAGCTAAGTGACGAACGCCGCAAGTGCAGAGAACTCTACGACATGATGCCGCTTGGCAACGAAGTGGACGGGTTCTCGCAGACGGTTGAGAGCACGGTGTTTGAGTGCGTCGAGTGGTTGAAGCCGGGTTTGTCTGATATATTCGGACACCCTGACTTCTTCGTCGTGAAGATGCGCAATGCTGAACAGGCTGACCGCATCAAGGAGATCACGCGCCACCAGTTGTTTACACAACAGGAAGGCACGAAGGTTATCCGTGACTACCTCGACAGCGCGTTGAAGTACCATTTCAGTGTGCTCAAAGTGTGCTACGTTGAGGAATTTGACGATGTGGAAGAAGAGTACGCACGCCTGACGATGGAAGAAGCGCAGATGCTTGCTTCCCAAGGTGCGGAACTCTCCAAGTACGACGAGGTACAGGGCTTCGACGGTGCAACAGGCCAGCCCGTGCAGTGGCTTGAGAACGTCAAGGTTGTGCGGCGTGAGATCAAGTTCAGAGGCCCCAAGGTGATGCCCATTCCCCCGTGGGAGTTCTTTATCAGCCCAGGCGCGAAGGACATTGATAGCGCACGATTGGTTGCCCACTGCGTACCGCGTACCCTCCATGACATCAAGGTTGGCGAGAATAGCGGCATCTACAAGAAGGGTTCGTTCGCCAAGTTGAAAGACAAGGCTGGCGAAGCTGCGGAACTGCCTGAGTACTTGGATGAACGCGCACATGTGTACGAACAGGACGGCTTAACCATTGACGAGGTTGCGACCAATAGCAGCGTAACCCCCGATCACAAATCGGCCATTCCTAGCCGCTCACTCAACGTGTGGGAAATCTACACCTCGTTGGACATCGACAATGATGGACTGCTTGAGCCTGTGATTGTCCGCATGGCTGAAGACGAGATTTTGAGCGTTGAGGAGAACCCGTACAAGCGCCCCCCGTTCCGCGCTGGCAGACTCATTGAGATTTCGCATAGGTTTGAAGGGCGTGCATTGCCCCTTGTGTTGGAAGATGACCAGAAGGAATTGACCAACTTGAGCCGCCTGTTCGTGGATTCTGCCGCTGAATCTGCCTACGCGACCGCCGTAACCAGCGATCAGGGGTTTCTTGCACAGTGGGCGAACCGTTCAATCGGTGACGCATTTTTTGTGCAGGGGGATGTAAACAGCAAGGTTGCGTTTGAACGCTCCCCCGGTGCTGACCCCAATGTGCTCAAGGCTATTGAGCTGAAGGAAGGGAAGGTTGAGCGCAAGTCTGGCGTCTCCCGCTACAACCAAGGGATAGACGCTGACAGCCTGAACAAAACCGCGACAGGCATTAGTATCATTAGCTCTGCGGGACAGCAGCGCCAGAAATTTGGGGCTAGAATTCTGGGCGAACCCTTGGCGCACGTCCTGCGTGACATGATCAAGATCAACAAACTTTGGCCCCCGTACATCGAAGACGCGGACTTGCAGCCGGAACAGGGCCTGTTCAACGCTCAGTTGAGTATCGAGATTGAAGTGGGCGTGGGTCCGCAGGACCGGATGGCACAGAGCCAGTTCCTCGCGCAACACCAGCAGTGGCTTACAGGGTTCGCAATCCCCCAAGGACTCGCAGGGCCGGAACACTCCATCAAGTGTCAGGCCAAGATAGGAAAGCTCCAAGGCGTTCCCTTCGATGATCTGATGCGCTCCCCCGAAGACATGGACTCTATCCAGCAGATGCAGCAGCAAATGCAGCAGATGGGGCAGCAACTTGAGCAAGTTGGGCAGCAGACGCAGGAGATGCAGCAGTTTATCCAGAAGTTACAGGGTGAGAAGCAGCAGCTTGAACTCAAGGCATCCTCACAGTCTCCTGAGTTGGAACAGATGAAGTTACAGGCCGACATGACCGTCGAGCGTGCCAAGATTGAGGCCGACATGATTATCGAGCGCGAGAAAATGGCGATGGATGCCCAACTTGCGCGTGAGAAGATGGCGATTGACGCACAGGTTGCAGCTATGCGCCCCGCCCCACAGCCCAAGCAACAACAGGTGCTTTAGTGGAAAATATTACCTGCTTCAACCAACTCGCAGGTCATCCACGCCTTCGTCGCACCGTATGGGACGATCAGAAGTACCCCGCAAGCGGCATCAATCCCCCCGGCGCTGCGTCTGATCCCGCACGCGATACAACCGATGGGATGCTGAACTTCAGTGCGACCGCCATCAACACGATAGCTGGCGGTGCGCTTATGCCCCATTCAAGGGCTGTAGGGACTACCATTGAGCCACATATCCACTGGGCAGATACAAGCACGGGGACGGGCGACGTGGTGTGGCGATTTGAGTACACGGTTGCAAGTGTTGGCAATGCCTTCCCCGCCTATACTGCGATAGACGTTACCGCCGCCGCATCGGGCGTGGTTGGCCAGCCTCAGGTGGCCACCTTCGGAGAGATCACGCTTGCAGATGACAAGCTAGGGTCCATGCTCAAGTGGAAGCTATCACGGCTTGGCAACGATGTAGCCGACACCTACGCAGCGGTAGCCAAGCTCCTAGAGTTCGACATCCATGTGCAGATTGATTCGTTCGGCTCAGAAGAAGTTTACAGCAAGAGGTAATATGCCACCAAAAAAGACACAGACACCACCCGAAGAGGTCAAATCTGACCTGTCAGACGCGATACTGCGAGGCGAGGACGCGAAGCGGTTGCGCGAAGACCCATACTTTCAATCACTGACCGAGCGAATGGACAAGGCTTACCAGTCGGAAGTCCTGTCCTTGCACCCCGCGAAGGCTGACAGATTCACCGCGATTCAAGAACGTAGGCAAGGGCTGCACGACCTCATAGGCTCCATTATCGCAGACGTTGAGGCTGGAACGAAGGCACTTGCCGCAGCGCAGGGCCAAGCACTTAAAAAGGGCCGCGTGGCCTAGGAGTATCATGGGAGCAATCAGAAATCTCAAACAGGTAACAGACGGCAACCGTCAGATTTTCCCGTTCTCCGTCACTAGCGGCGGGTGGGTAGACTGCCGCGTCTTGGCCGCTGCTA